AATGTAGATGCTGAAGGCTTTATCCCCTGGGCTGACGTTACTGAAGAAAACGCTATGGCATGGACTAAAGCTGCCTTGGGTGAAGAGGAAGTTGCCTCTATTGAAAGTTGTATTGCTGATGACATTGCTAAGTCTAAAGTGCCAGTAACTACTAGCACTAATCCTTGGGAAATGGGAGACGACTTCTAATGACCCTTGCCGCTTCAGGAACGATGTCCCTTGCTGGCACTGCTACTGATAGGTCTATTCAGGTAGAGCTTGGCGGCAACGGTACTACGCAGATGTCTATGAATGACGCGGCGGTCAGGGCGTTAGGCGATCAGACGGGAGCAGGTAGCGCAATTAACATGTCTACTGATTTCTACGGAAAGTCTGCCGGTAGTGGCCCTCCAGCCCAGTATCTTCCTGTAAGCCTTAGTGGAACTGACAGCGCAACTGATAGCTCTATACCTGCCCAGATACCACCTATTGATAATAATCAGATAACTGGAACAACCTATTGGCGCAGAGTAAGACTAACATCTAGTCAGGCAGGAAACTTTAGGCTTTATTGCAACCCAGTTAGGACTAGCACGTCTGTTTTAATGTTTCGCTCTGATATGCAGGCTAATATGCTAATTGTAACGCAATCAGGAACTGAGACTGAAGTCCCTCTGCTTGTGGGTTCTACAGGTGCGGCTAACTGGCAAAGAGCTGATACCAGCAATACTTCTACTCAACCTACCACATGGAGTGCCGTAAGCACCGGAAGTATAGGCGCAGGAAGGTTTTTTCAAAAAACTAGCTCTTCCCCTACAGGAAGCAGTGGAACGGGTCGCCTTCAGAATTTTATTAGCACAACCACTGGATATGGATATTTTGAAACATCAAGTATGTCTTCGGCTGTTCCGATTTATTTGTGGGTTCGCTCCCCGCAATATACGCTGGCAGTTGGCGACACTATTGATTTTTACTACGGCGTAGATTGTGCCGGACTTTCATCTATTAACTTTTATCTAGCAGCATAAGGAAACAAAAATGAAATATTTATTACCTGTACTTGCATTAACTCTTGTGGCTTGTAACACCTTTAACGGCGCTATTGACGGATCACAGCAGATTGTAGGAACCACTGTTGATTCGGCGCAGTCTATGGTTTCAGACACCGCTAAGGGTATTGGAGCAGGATCAGCTACGTTTGTTGAAGGCATTGCCACTGACATTCGCAAAGCGTCTGAGTAAATGTTAGCGGAGATTGCTGCGGCCAACGCTGCCTTTAAGGTTATCAAGACAGCGTTAAGTCACGGCAAAGAGCTATACGACTGCTCCGCTGATGTTCAATCTTACTTTGACAGTAAAAGCTCAATTGCTAAACGTGTTGCCTCTAAGGGTAAGAATGACCTGGAGGCTTTCATGGCCCTCGAAAAGATTAAAGAGCAAGAAGAATGGCTGAAAGATTACATGGTGTACAGTTGTCGTGCAGGCATGTATTCAGATTGGTTGGCTTTTCAAAGTGAATGCAAAAGGAAGCGAGATAGAAAGGCAAGGCTGGCAGTCCAGGCTAGGCAGCAAACTATCACGCTTATTAAACAGTTCATTACCGTTATCGGCATAGCGATAGCAGTAATCCCAGTAATGGTCTATGCAATAATATTCATGGTGAAGAAATAATGGCAACGGCTAAAGAGGTTTTAATTCGTTTGGAAGGTCACGAGAAAGAATGTAGTGTGCGATACGGAAACATTGAAAAGCGCCTGGACGAAGGTAGTAAGCGGTTTGCCAAGGCAGAGGTGATGCTGTGGGGTATGTATCCCTTAATATTAGGATCTGTTTTTTTTGATAAGATGTTTATATGAGTATTTTAAATTCTTTAATAGCACCCGTGACTGGTCTTCTTGACAAGTTTATTCCTGACGCCGACACAAAGCAGAAGATAGCGCACGAGTTGGCGACTATGGCTGAACGTCACGGTCAGGAGATAGCCCTAGCTCAGATAAAGTTAAACACCGAAGAGGCCAAGGGTAACTGGTTTCAGAGTGGATGGCGCCCTGCAACTGGCTGGATTTGTGTCGCCGGTTTTGCCGTGAATTTTTTGATATCGCCGCTGGCTGCTGGGGTTGGTGTAGATATACCCCAGGCTGACACCAGTACAATGCTGCCAGTTTTGATGGGCATGCTTGGTCTTGGTGGACTAAGAACCGTTGAGCGGATTAAAACTAAATAAGGAAGTAAATAATGCCCTTAATAAGTCTTGATATCCCTGCTGGCATTTATAGGCATGGCACAGATTTAGAATCAGCAAATCGTTGGCGAGACGCGAATTTTATACGTTGGGAAAATAACGCTGTTCGCCCTATTGGTGGATGGCAGCAAAGAGAAAACATTTCTGTCCCAGAGTCCCCGGTTGGCATTACTATTAATGCTCCAGCCAGAGGAGCTTTGGCGTGGGTAGATAACTCTGCAAATCCTAACCTTGCCGCTGGAACTTACGAGAAACTTTGGCATATTTCAGCAAGTGGTGTAAAGACAGATATTACTCCGGCTGGCTATGTTGCAGGAACCGAGAACTCAGATCCCAATATTGGTTTTGGTGGCTATTATTTTGGGCTTGGACTTTTTGGAACTGAGCGCCCAAGCAACAGCATCGGTGCAGAAGCTACAACCTGGTCAGTGGATACTTGGGGTGAATATCTAGTCGCTTGCGCTAATAGTGACGGAAAGATTTACGAGTGGACATTAAACCCCGCTGCACCGGCTGCTGTTATTGCTAATGCTCCTATTGGCTGTAATGCAATATTGGTTACAGAGGACAGGTTTTTGTTTGCTTTAGCGCCTGGCGGAAATCCTAGAAAAATTCAATGGTGTGACCGAGAAGACAACACCGACTGGACTCCTACCGCGCTTAACCAGGCTGGTGACATAGAGCTTCAAACTTCCGGTGAAATACAGTTAGGAGTCAATACGCGAGGCAGGGCGCTTATCTTAACAACTACTGACGCTCACGTTGCAAGTTACAGTGGGCCTCCTGTTGTTTACGGATTTGAAAGAGTTGGAACTGCCTGTGGCGCCATATCTCGGCATTGCGCTGTTGCAATTGATGAGGGCGCTTATTGGATGGGTTACAACGGCTTCTTTGCCTACAATGGCTCAGCCGTAGTAGAGATGCCTTGTGACGTGCATGATTACGTCTTTAAAGACATTAACCGAGCAGAGCAGTCAAAGGTTAACTGCGTAGATAACAGCCAGTACAACGAATTGTGGTGGTTTTATCCCAGTGGCGGATCAAATGAAAATGATAGATATGTAATTTATGATTACAAGGAGAATCATTGGAATATTGGTCAATTGGACCGCACTGCTTGCACTGATATTGGCGTGTTTACAAATCCAATCTGGTTTGCTCCAGACGGAAAAGTTTACAACCAAGAGTTTAATTTTAGCCACGATCAAATGCTTCCATTTTTGGAAAGCGGCCCTATATCAATTGGCAATGGCAACGACATTATGAAAGTTAACGAAGTTATCCCAGATGAAAGCAATCTGGGGGATGTGACGTTGACCTTTAAGACAAGGTTTTACCCTACTGACACAGAGTATTCTTACGGGCCTTACACGATGTTAAATCCTACCGGAGTGCGTTTTCAGGGGCGCCAAATTAGAATGCGCATGACTGGCGTTGAACTTATTGACTGGAAGGTCGGCACAATGAGAATAAATGCCGTACCTGGAGGTAGTCGATGAGCTTAGCTGAAAGGCCGCCGTCTGCGGGTAGAACTGAATACAGGCGCTGGTCTGAAAGGCTGAACGATTTCCTGGTTCGGACTAAGTCTAAGCTGGCTTTTTATGTTGCTGGAGATACGGCCCAGGACGATGGCGTTATTCTCTGGGATCGCGCCGGGTATCCTGTGGTATCCAAAGACGATCAGTGGCGGCAAATTGTCCTTGCTGATGGGTATGGTGAGTTTGCATCTTCTGTAACTTTAACTGCTACTGCTATAAACACTAGCTACAAAATGCCTTTTAACATTGCCTCATCAGATGGCGGGGTAAGCCTAAACGTCAGCGATAGCACTAGGATAGATTTTGTTGAAGCGGGTGTGTATTCAATTACGGGGCATGTTCAAATAAAAAGCAGCAGCGCCGCCAGCAAAACTATGTACTATTGGCTTGCGGTAAACGGTGTTGCCGTAGATCACTCTGAGCGTGTAACTTTACACAACAACAACGCTTATTCTCTGTTAGCCATTACAGATCAGGTAAGCCTCTCTGCTGGCGATTACATAAACTTATACTGGGCTACTGATGACACCGACTTATGGCTAGATGCGGCTGCTGCAACGTCATTTGCGCCTGCATCTGAAGCTGTTCGCATTAGTATCACCAGATCAAGACAATAAGTGGTATAATCAGGCATTATAAAAGGTGTTTGCATGAATATAGATGATGAGCTTTCTCGGTGTCGGGAATGGATCGAAGCTGCCCTTGATTATTCTGGTGGTACGCACGATTTTGACGACATTGTGCAAGGCATACACCAACTGCGATACCAGTTTTGGCCTGCCGAAAGAGGCTGCGCCGTTACAGAAATAATCGTCTTTCCAAAAAAGAAGATATTCCATGTGTTCTTGGCTGGAGGAGAGATGGATCAGATAGTAGATATGAATGATTCAGCAGCACAATTTGCAAAGGCTCAAGGATGTGACGGAATGTCCATAGCTGGCCGTAAAGGTTGGTCTAGAGTCTTAAAAAACGAAGGGTGGACTGAATCGTTCACCACATTAGCTAAGGAGCTATAAGATGAGTGGTGGAAAAGGCGGAAGCCAAACAACCGAAGCAAAAATTCCTGAGTGGGCAAAAGAGCCTACGATACGAAACCTAGCAAGGGCAGAAGCAGCTCAGCAGATTGGCTATCAACCCTATATGGGGCCAGACCTGGCAGCTTTTAACCCAACTCAGACGGCTGGCTTCCAGAATCAAATTGATGCGGCTGAAGCATTTGGCTTGGGTGGCGGCGGCGCTCCTATGCAGTCTCTGGGTCAGGCGCAAGATTTTGGTGGTGTTCAGGGTTACTCTGCATTTCCTATCTTTGAGCAAGCGCAACAAGAGCTTGCAGCACGAAATCCAGAGCAGCAGGCTAAATATGATGCTCTGTTTGGAAATCAGATTCCGGAAAACAGCAGCGCGCCTAGTCAATTTGAGACGGCACTCAGAACGGGGAGATTCTAAGATGGCTGGAGCTAATCAAGGCGGAAACATCAATCAAATGGCTATGCAGGGCATTCAAGGCGGCATGGCAGGAACTGCAGCGGCAGGCATGTATAAGCCAATGCAGGTACAGGCTGGACAACTGGCAAGCACTGATCTAAGCGCTTACACAAACCCATACGAGAGCCAAGTTGTTGGGCAAACTATCTCTGACATGGATCGAGCGCGTCAGCAAGAGCAGATGCTAAGTGGCGCCAAGATGGGTCAAGCTGGTGCTTTTGGCGGATCTCGTCATGGCATTGCCGAGGCCGAAACAAACAGAAACTTTTATGATCGTCTTGGCTCTACAGTTGGCGGATTGCGCCAGGCAGGCTTCCAGAACGCTCAGAACATGGCCCGGCAAGACATTTCTGGACGCTTGCAAGCTGACCTGGCTAATCAAGGTGCAGGGCAGCAGCAAGCTAACAGAGGTCTTCAAGCAGCCAGTCAATTTGCCAACATTGGCAACTTAGGATTTGGCATGGGCCGTCAGGTCAACCAAGACCTTATGAACCAAGGCAATATTGAGCAGCTAATGCAGCAGCAGTTGATTGACGCGGCTAAACAGCAGTTCGCTGGCTACACTGGCGCCCCAGCAGACACTATTGGTTATGTGTCTCAGGCTCTAGGTGCCTCTACTATTCCCCAGTCGCAAACTACGTCCAAACAGCCGGGATTGTTTGATTACCTGTCTATGGGAACTCAAGCGGCTGGAGCAATGGGTATGTCTGACATGCGCCTTAAAACGAACATAGAGCGCGTTGGTGAGCTTCCTAATGGTCTAGGTCTATATACCTGGGAATGGACTGAGGACGCCAAAGAGAAGGGTCTAAGCAACAACATGACTCTGGGCGCAATTGCTCAAGAAGTAGAGGCATTTGATCCTTCGCTGACTGTTAAGACGCCGTCTGGCTACTTGGCTGTAAACTATCAAGAATTGTACAGAGGCTTATAAAATGTTTGGTGCAGAATACGACAAGGAAGAAATGATGCGCAAGATGGCTGAAAGCGCAAAAATGTATGATCCGTCTTCAATGATGGGTATGACTGTCTCTCCAGGCGGTAATGATGTCGCCGCTTA